AAGTCTTAAACTTATCCAACGCCTCCTGTAATCCCGACTCCCTTAGATCACTTAACATATGGTCATTTCGTTTGGTGCTAATATGTCGAAAGTCATAGTCCATCCTGCAACAGCATCTGTAAAGCGGTCAACAAATGGCTCGCAACTTGCCGTGTCGTCCAAAACTTCATAGCCTAAATCGTAAATATCACCTCTTCTTACTCGTTCAAATATCCTATTTAGAATGCTTAATGTAGTGTTTAGAACGTCATCCTCATTGTCATTGCCCTTGAATATGTCCGTTACATCGTCTTTACTAACATCTACTATCGACATCATAACCAAAGATATATTATACACCGTTGTATTGCCTCTAAATGCTACATCGTTAAAGATAATGTGGCACAATGGATACATGTCTTGCTTAGCATTCGTGATCTTATCCAAACTTCCTTTAGTAACTCGATTTACCAAAGGATCAGCAAGTATGCTATCGTGTAATAAAGTAGATAGGTTATAGTAATTTTTCATGAGACTTTTTTAATTGATTAACTTCAATTTTAGATTTTTGTTGTTCAAAGGTTAAAAAAGTCAAACATTGATGAAGTCCCAACGCTGTAACTTCGTCAAATCTTCTAATATCTCCCTTAGCGACGTGATAGATTGAGCTATACCATCCCCACTGCTTTGAGAATTGAACATTCTCGCTATACGGGTTTTGTTCTTCATTGTCTCCAAAGAGGACAGCGTACTGTTTATTAATTCGATTCCTAAAGTCCAAAAAAAAACCGAAGCGGGTAGCACAACATCCAAAGGTGCGTATTTAAGAACCTCTGAATAACTTAAATCCCCTCGGTAAGGTTCTATTTCATATTTGCCTTTTACATCCTTTACAATCGGTCTGTACATTACTGCTAAAGCTTTGTGTATATTTTGAAAGTCGCCAATGTTAGCTTCAATATCTATGTACTCACCCCAACTGATTTCCTCAAGATCTGGAATGAAACCAAACTCTACATTGTTCAATTTAAACCTATGTTTGAACTCGGTCTTTTCGTTAAATATTTTATTAAAGTGTTGCACTAACTCGATAACGGTTGACGCTTTCATCTTAACAACTTCTTTGAGTTCTAAACCACAAAAGATTTCAATCATCTTTTGGAATACAAACTCTTTATCATCGAAGTTGTTAAGTATTAGCATGTACTTTTGATACCTATCTAAACTGATTTCGGATAGGTTGGAAGGTATTTCAATCTCTACTTTCATCTTACTTGCAATACTTTTGCTTTTACACCTTTCCAATACTTCAATGTAGCCTCAGCTTTCGCTACTTCATTATCTATTGACTCAACACATGGAAACTTCCAATCGTTGCCATGTTCATTCTTGTAAGCATCAGCAACCTTAACTGCGCTTTCGTTGATCATTTGTCTTAGTGACTTTGGTTTATCTAATTCCATACGTTCCCTTATTTCTTCTTAGTCCTATTGTTTCCATTTCGTGATACCTCCAGCTGTCAATTCCGTGATTATAGTCATCAATCGGCTTGTTTAGTTTGGCACCTGTTTTCTTATCTTTATCCCACGCATATTTGCGTAGTTCATTTATCAAATTTAGTGATTTAATTGTTACTAAGTAACTTTCTTCTTGCATTATTTGTATACCAAAGTTAATACTATCAGAACCCTTTGTAACTGCATGAGCATTCACTCCATACATTCTTAACTCTGCTATTGATTTAGGCTCTGCTGAGTCACAATAACAAGGTAGTTTAGTATTGATATACTTTGCAATTTGAGAGTTGCTTAAACCTTTGTTATAGCATATCTCATTAACTATTCTATGCTCATTCCATTTGTATACTTCTACTATCGCAGTAGGGTCATTTGTATATCCGAAGTCTATACCATAACCCAGTAGCCGAGCATCACTCGGTAACTGATCTATTGTTTTCCAATTATTGAATATTACACCCTCTAAATTTCCAATTTGTCCTAAACCATAAACTTTGTACCAATTTTCCCAATAACTTGAGGTCTTAGCTTTCTCTTTTGCCTTTAGGATAAAGTTTAACGCACTTTCGGGACATGCTTCATTATCTTCATAGGTAACAGTTATAAAATCAACATCACTATCATTTTGTAGTTCTGAGTGAAACCAAAACTCATTAACGGGATTCCAATCTAAATACACACCTTTCTTTGTACGTGATGCTAACTCAGTGTATGCGTGAAAAGTCATGTTGTTAGCCTCATTCATATACAAGTAGTCACGCCTTGCACCTCTTAACTTTGCATCGTTGTCAGCACTAAAAAACTCTATTTGTGATCCATTGGCAAAGTTATATTTGAAATCTGTTGCATTCCATCGAGAGTCGATAAAACGATTTGTTTCAATCATTATTTTCTTAAAGTCCTTCATTGCCCCACGTTTTAAATGTGGTATAGATTCAGCAACTATAGATATTTCTGTTAAAGGATTCTTAGCAGCTATATCAATTAAAATTGGAAGGACACCAAACGTCTTTCCAGCTGATGTACCTCCTTGAATACCCTTAACAAATTTAGTTAAGCTTTTAATTTTATTTATAACTGTTGTGCGTACAAACATTAATCAGGAAATAAAGGTTGTTCTGATACGATTGTTGTTTCTTGCTTCTCAGTCAATCCGTTTAATCGTTGTGTTATGCTTGCATTGTATTGTCCTACCATGCCTCCCTCGATTTGGTCGTTTCTGATTTCTTTTTTAATGTGTGAACAGATACCAACATATTCTTGATATCTTCCATCTCTATTTTCAAAATATTGTTCTACAAATCCAACTTCACTAAAGCAAAAAACATTAAAACCCTCCATTGTTAGAGGCACTCTCAAAGGCACTGGAACTATCTCTCCCTTTCTATCTAATTCATATTTGTATCTTGGATTCTCATGTACTTTAGTTTTGTATTTTTCAAACAATTCATAAAGTTTCTCAGGAGTTTCTATATACTTATGCTTTGCCATCACTCAATTATCTTAATATCTTGTTGATATTCGTTGTGTACAATCTTAATTTTTCTAAGCATATCATTCAAACATGTAGCACATGAAGTAGGTTGCTCGTTTGTTTTGAATACTCGGTTGTATATTTTTAAGAATGCTAATTGATCGCTTGGTCTTACCTTTACCCTCATGTTAGGTATTAATTCAGTTAACTCTTTGTGTTCTTGCTCTGTTAAGCATTCAGGAGTTTTATAAGGGAATAGTTTGTTAAGTTTCTCCTGTCTTTCTTTACATCCGCAGTCCTCTCCTGCTACAAATTTAACTGCCTTATCTATTCCTGTTGCCTCTGTGAACTTTGCTACAGTATCTCCAAAACCTCTTGATGTTCTTTTTGCCATTTTTTTAGTTTTAATTTACATTTTTTAATCGTGTGAAATATTGAAGTGAGACTTATTTTCGTTTCAGCTTCAAGTTCTCTCATACTCTTTCCACTACGCAAATATAATAAGAATAATTGTTGGTCGAACCATTCCCAATTTTGCATTTCTTTCTCTATGCTTTGTTGTATTCGTTCCTTTTCAAGTTCTTTGCTTAAATCATCGTCAAAGCTTATGGTTAATAACTCGTCAATGTTTAATGTCTGAATCTTTTTTTTGTGGGTGTCATAGTATAGGTTACGTAATACCATCCAACAATAATTGAAATTAGGTTTATCGCCTTCTATTACCGTTGTTATTTTATTCTTGTATACTTTGATATAGAAGTCTTGAACTATATCTTCTGGATATTCGCATAAACCAAAGGATTTGACCATCTTTTGGAATTCTTTATCGTGTTTAGCAAGTATGTTTAGAACGTTATTCACGAATCAAATAAACTAAAGACCCTCACAACATATGCTGCAAGGGTCTTTTTTTATTAAAACATGAAACCATCTGTACAAATATAATCATTTTATCCTAAATAAGCTCCTTCTTCTTCTTTTTCTTTTACGAAAGTACCATTGATTGTTTTTCCTTTACGGTTCTTTATAACTTCGTACGCTGATTTCGTGCAGTCCTCTAAGTCAAAACCACATTGGTGGGCTAATATCGTAAGTACAACTACACAATCACCTAAAGAATCTTTTATCTCTTCTTTGTTGCCATCAATCATTGCAATGTATAACTCGTTGCTTTCCTCCTGAAGCTTTGAGTATTGTTTCCATTTGTTTACTGGCCTTAGAAGTTCACGTTCATTTGCCCAATTAAGTATTTTGCCTTGTATGTTAGTATGTTTTATGCTCTTTAGTTTTTCCAAGTAAAGTGTTGCATCCATAAGTTCTTCTTGTAAGTGTTTTAAAAAGTCGTCTTTATCGTTTTCGTGTAAAGTAATTCCGTACTTTTCAATCCCTACACTTGATCTTTGAGAATATTTTTCTTTTACAGATTCCACTATTGGATCAGCTAATAGCTTGAAATAGTCTTTATAATTTTTGATGTCAAACACTGAAGTATATAACCTATCATTTTTAATTGTAAATTTTTCCTCTCTTATAGTGTTTATAGTGTATACTTTACCGTAGGTTAGGTTCTGAAAGTTCTTTTCTATACACTTTATTTTCATTCCTTCTTTAAGATCCACATTCATTGTTTACATGTTTTTTATGGTTTATAATCTTTTTGTTTTCTCTTTGTTTCCAGCGACTGCAGAATAGTTCTTCATTCGACAAAGGCGCAATCTTTGTTACGCCTTGCCAAACTACTGTTAATCTGTTCTTAATTAATTTTGCTTTGTTCATTTATACTTACAATGTAATCTTTGTTAATCACCAACTCATAAGATTCTCCACTTGAACTTTTACATTTAAAATGAACAAACTTATGATCACTATTTAAAGCTTCTGCTATTTCTAACAATGTTAACTCACGTTCAAACATCAGACAATGTATGTTTTTGTCTTTTGTTCTTAAATAAAACGTACTCATAATTAGAAAGGTAAATCATCGTTTACTACTTCTACTTTAGACTCGTCTTTTTCAGCAACCTTAATGGTTCCATCAGTCCAGACTACCATTCCATTACCTATATATTTTTTTGGCTGTTTAGATAACCGCTCTTCTTTTGTTTGTGCTTCATACATAACCACGTTTTGACCGTATTGGTTCGTTTCATTACTTATTGAAATAGTATAGTTTTTATAACCATCTTTTCCTTTAATACTTAAATTAATTAAACTACTCATATTATTTGTTTTTATTTATTTGATTTAACGCTTCTTGATATTTTAAATATGCCTCATACTCATTGGTAAACGAACCTAAATGTTTATGTTTACTACCAATTTGAATGTTAGCTACCCATTTTTTATTACGTTTATGCCAACTTACACCTTTGTGGTTACTTGAATAATCTCCTTGTGTTTTACGTGCATTGTATCTTTGTGTTACAATTTGCAAATTCTCTACTCTATTATCAGTTGATATATCATTAATATGGTCAATAACTAACTTATACCCACATGGTATATGATTCAAAAAAGCCATTGCAACCAATTGGTGAACTGTAAATGTTTTCTTTTTTTTATCTTTGTAAAGATTTAATTCATAATAACCTGTTTGTCCAATTTTATATTTTAATATTTTTTCTTTGCATATAAATGGATATTTTCCTTTTTTTAAAACTATTCTTGGTAAACTTTTAACATTACCTAAGTTGCTGGCTTGATAAATCCCTTCATATCCTGGGATATCCCTAAATTCTTCTTGCATAATTTTACGTTTTTATTCACGTTGTTAGTAAGAAAACGGAGTAGGAACGTGAACCTTTTGCATAAGACCGCTAAATCTTAACTCCGTTTACAAATATACTAATTATTTTAATAGTATTTACTTTACTAATTTAATTTCGTTTACTGTGTTTTCTAATTGGTTTATGATACTTGTGTATTCCTCTGCTTCAACCGTATCAAGTTGTGTTGTAAGTTGGTTAACAATCCTATCTAACCATACTATTGTGTTAGTCAATCGTTGTTTGTTTTCTTTAACAAAGATAACATTTCCCTGACAATCTTCCAATTTGTGTAATGCCATTTGTAGCAATAAACATGATTGAAAGATTCTGTTTAGGTTTTCATATTGATAATTCTTCATAACTCGTACACTTTTAAACTTTGATTAAAAACTCCTTTATCTTTTACTTGCTTTAACATTTCTTCTACTACTATTCGTGTTTCTGCTTGTGCATCTGATTTCAATCTTTGCTTACATAATCGAATGAAGGCGTAAAGAGATCCAGTCCAAATCATTGTTGTATTCAAATTCAAAGGTAGTATTGTTCTTGCTTGTTCTTTGCTCACTCCAAGATTAATCAGCGTCTTATAAGCATTTTGACAAAAAGTTTTGACTTCATATTCTATAACATTACAAGCTTCTTGACCGTATAAATCTAAAGGTTCTGCACTCCCTTGTTTACTATCTTTACTTTGTGTACGCCATTCGTTAATCAAAGTATACGTATCTGAAAAATCAACGTAGCGACCGCTAATCGAATTATACTCAACTCCTGCCTGTGTTTTAATTAATTGCCTTTCAATATAAATTGGAATCTGTAACCTAAATGTCAATTTAGGGTGACTAAATGGGCTCCAATGATTATGTTTAGCCAAATAGCTTAATAACTTGTTGTTTTGTTCGTCAGTGTAATTCTCTGCTTTTTTATCAAAGCTTACTCTAGCGGCTAATGCTACCATAGCATCATTGCCAAATGTATCTAATAACTCAATTTTCATAATGTTTTTTGTTTATTTAGTCGTTTTTTGTATAAATAAGCCTGTTTAAACCTATCTATTTAACTTTGTATTGCGCTATTTAGCGTGTAGCCTTTAGTTAGGTGCAATATTGAAATTCACACCCTTATAATACTAATTTACTTTCAACTATATCAAAATGATTTCCAATCATACGATTAAATTCATAACCATGTTTTTCGGCATCTTCGTAAGTCGTGAAAGATTTAACTTCATTTTGAAATACCTCAACTCCGTCAGAGAAATAAGGAATGACTGTGTATATTTTTATTTCTGTTTGATTTTCCATATTAAGCATATTTTACTATAAAATATTTTTTTAATTTCTCAATATCCTCTGGTCTATAAAAACTTGCTGGATGCTCTAAATTCCTTGTGCCATCTGAATGATAAAATTTCACTATACCATTTGGACATAAAACAACTATATCCTTATTTTCTTTATTCATAATTATAAATTTACATTGTTAAAAAATACTGCACCTAACAGCATCTATACGCAACAACGTACATATCCAAGGTGCGTATAGTTGCAAAACGTTAGTAGGCATTAAATATAACCTACTTTATAACCTAAATCTATTACTCTATCAATTAATCCTTTTGAAGTTTTTTCACTTAATTCATCAGCAATTTGAAGTAGATTATCAATAAATGTATTCAATTCTTCATCTGAATAAAATATTGTCGTATTAATTTCGTCTATTGAAACATCTACAAATTCTCTTGTTGTTCTTATTTTTAATTCCATAATTTTAATTATATTAAATAAAACGCCTACTTGCCTACCGTTATTCCTCATTGCCGAGCAGCTTATCGACAATTGACATTAATACTTTTAAATTTTTTGGCGAACTGCACCATTCATCATGCGATGGGTTGTTTGAGCTTACCAAGTCGTGATAAACATCATCTGCTATTCTTCTTATTTGCTTTAATTTTTCAATAAGCAACGAAGGCATAACATCACCTAAACAAGATGGCTGGCTTTCGCTTTCAATTGATGTTTTTTCTGTACTCATAATTCTGTTTTTAAATTAAGTTTCGAGGTATTAATCAGCCACCTCGTTTAGCTGCAAACCGTTATAAGCAAGTTGTGGGGGATTGGATTCGAACCAATGCAAGTCCCAACCTTTTCAGGTTATTCCTACCGCAGGTCAATTACGGGAAACGCCCCACAACCAGACTTATATCACACCGTTAGTATCAATTACCCACTACAAAAAATACAACCTTCATTATCATCATCTGCCTCAGGATTGTTTTCTATTTCAGGATTAAGTTGTTTTTTCAACTCATAAATTTGCTGCATTATTTCTCCATCTTTGAACAGATTACCTGTTAATTTAGCTTTTAGTTCTTCTATTTGTTGTTTAATATCCATTTTATAACTCATTAAATTTTTCAATTTTTACTCTAATAACACCTTGTTTTAGGTCTGCTATTTTTTTAAATGCACCTTCTGAAAGATCAATCTTTTTTCCTTTAAAACCTCCAGTGTCGTTTACTTTAACTACTACCGATTTACCGTTTAATACATTGGTTACTTCTAACATCGTACCCATTTTATAATGGTTAGAGGCGCAAGTAAATTTGTTTTTGTCAAACTTTTCACCCGACGCGGTTGTGCGACCGTGAAATACACCTCCGTAAAATGTCGCTAAAAATATTAATGTTTTCATAAATTATCATTTTAGACTTCTTTCATATTCAATTCTTTCTTCTTTTGTTTCAAAATATCTTCTTGCAGTGCTTTCTTGTATAATCATTAAAGATTCTATATGATTCAAATCAGCTATTTTTACACCTTTAAGATATTGCACTTGACATGCTGAACAACTACAGCCCGAAGTTCCGTATATCGTTAAACCTATTTTTTCTTTAAACCAGTCAAAGCTTTTAATATCATTCATAAATTATACATTTTTGATATTTCTTCGTTTATACCGTAATCGATTAAAACTACTTTGTTTCCTTCTTTGCCCCAATTCGCTACTTTATACAAGTCACACATGTAAAAATCAAATTCTTTTATCTTATCTTTCACATCCTGTACGGCTTCATAATTAAGCTCTTTTAAAGGCTCGTAACGTTTCATTCTTACAATACCATTATTATAACTTAATAACTCTCCTAAAACGTTTAAATGATTGTATTTTTCCCATATGTAAGCTTCTTGTTTACATTGTAAGTACCCACGTAAAGAAATGGGTACTTTTACAACGTGATTTTTAAATATGAAAACAATTCGTGTACTAACTTTTATTTTCATTTTATCGAAAGGTTTACATTCTCTACTATTCGACAACCTTCAACCTCTTCTCCGCTTTCAATAGCTTTCTTAATAGCTACCTTGTCAGCAGTCTCTGTAACTTTAATTGTCTTGAATGATTTGTGCAAGTCGTTAACATCACATTCAACAACTACTTGTTTTGATTTACGTGTGCTTAATTTTATAAATCCAGCGTCATAATTACCGAATAGGTTTACTGCGTTTAAAAGATTGTTTTTAAGTCTTGATACCAATGTATCGTTTGACTTTTTCAATGCTTGTAAACGCTTTATTTCACTATCTATTCGCTCATTTAAGCTTTCACGCTGCTTAATAATCTCAATGTATGCGATACTCTTAACTTCTAACTCTGATTTATTAATCGTTAAAGCTTGTTCTAACTCAGGAGTCAATACCCCTTCAGCTTGTTCTACTTGGGTAATTAGCTCTAAGTAGTCGTTGTTAATGTTGTATAATGTTTTCATATTTCAATTTTTTCACAATATATATCTAAAATATCTTCATGAGGGCTATATATACTATATATTACTTTTCCCATTAATTCATCCGCCATATCCTCTGCTTCAGTATAAAAATAAACTCCTGAACCAATTGGCGCTATATATTCTTTTCCACTAATTAACATTAATAGCTCGCCATCTTTATCCTCTAAACTATAATTAATTCTCATTTTCTTGTTGTTTTTGATTGTTATACCACTCTAAATATTCTAACTGTTCTTGATCTAAGGGGGTCAGTTCCCCCTCTTGATAATATTCATATACTCTGCTCATAATATTTCTTTTATTTCGATTTCTTGTTGTGCTGTAAATGTGAATTGGTTTCTCGCTTTGTCAATAATTGACTTGTCAGTTTGTAACCGTTCGATAAATGATTCATATTGCTTTTCACTCATCAAAGGCTTCTGCGGTACGCTTGCCATGTTTCCATCGTCGTCGGTAGTTTGTAACGATAAAATGCTTTGAAGTGTGTATCTTCTGTAATATGTAATTTGCGAACCTCTTTGCTGCGGGTTAAAGTTACCGTCAAGTTCTAAAATAGATTCAATTTTTTCTCCTGTTTCTACATCGATTATTTGCGTAATTACTTTGCCGTTTATAACAGGCTGTAATAACAGTAAATCGTTTTCCAATAAGATAGGCTCAACGGCTTCAATCAATGCGTTTATATCCGTGTAATTGTTTTTAAAATGCGGATTTTTTGCGTTTTTCTGTACTTTGCCAATATTCCTTTTAGCGTTAAGTATTTTTGCGTAGATGGTTTTCATGTGTTATACTGATTTATAAATTTCTAATAATTCAACAACTCCTTCTAAAATTATTTTTTCAGATTGAACTGTAGAAGTTGACTCTTTCCTTTTAAAGATGTCGATAAGGTGATTAATCAATCCTTGTTTATACTTAATGTACTCTTCAGGATTGTTTCTTGTTGGTATGTCTTCAGGTTTCATAACATTTCAATTATTTGTTCATCACTCAATTTTTCTAACATTTCTAACGCTATGTTAATGTAGAAAGGCTTTATTTCGCACTCATTGTGCTTGTAGTCATAGATTCTTCTGAACCTTTGTAACTGCTCGTTAGCATCAATCGTAATACGTACTGATACGCTAATGTTTTTTTTATCTGATTTCATTTTCACGTTGCCATATTTTAGTTTGTTCATCTTCTGTTAATTCCCCTAAATTAATATAGTTCTCAAATAACTCGCCGTCCTGTACTACGCTATTCTTAGAACCCATACTAAATGTAAAAGGTCTGTCGTTAACTGTTACAGTGATCCAACAATATTTAGATGGTAGTGGACTTGTTTTACTTGTTTCCGACTTTATTGTAATGATATAGTCACCATTAATTATCTTGGTCTTAAAGTACTCCTGTACTTCGATTAACTTTTCTTCCATAATAAATTTTTGATTTGATTCGCCCAAAGGCGCTACTCGTTACCAGTATTTCAAAGAACTATAGGACAAATATAATAATAATATTTGAATAAAAAAGTTTTTTTTAAATTATTTTAATTTATTTCTGTAAAGTTCAATGATTTCTTTTAGTTCTTCTTTGCTGTACTTCCTTGTTTCTTTAGCTTTTACAGATAGTTTTTCAAATTCTTCAAGCCCTATTTTTTTTATTAGATTTTCACGATAATAAATAAGGTTACCACTCAAATACGTGTTGCAGTGTTCACATTGTAAATGTACATTACGTTCATCAAACCTTACTGACCAATGGTTATTGGCATTATAGAAATGTCCAGAATTTTCTTTTAGAGCTTTCTTTTGGCAACTTATACATACATTTTCTTTGTCACGCTCTCGAATGTATTTGTTAAAAACTTGCTGCGCTATCTTAATATAATCCTGCAAAGTCATTAAATCTACTTTCTTCTTTGCCTTTTCTTTTTTCCATTGCTTATCCTTTTCAGATTGAATCCAAACATTTCTGCATTCATCTTTAAAGCAAAATTTTTGATTGAAGTGTATAGGTTCAAAACCTTCTTTGCAATTTTTACATTTTTTCATTATGACTCCGTTGACTCCGAGTTTTGAAAGTCGGAGTGGTTAATATCTATGTTTCTGCATTTTAGCAACTCATCGCAAAAGTAAATGATTTCATCTATTTGCTCAGGTTCTAACTCAGAAAATGAAGTGAATTGGAAATGATCCTTTATTTGACTTTCGATAACATTACGTGGTAAGTCATATGCTTGTTGTAAGTAAGGGAGGATAACTCCCTTTACAAACTTTATTCTTTTTTTAGTCATTTAGTAACTTATCAATGTTATCTTTTAACCTTTTATTCTCAAGCTCCAAATGATTTATATACTCTAAATTTACGTTTTGGTTACTCATTTCAGCTTTCAAATCTTCAATTTCTTTTATCTGTTTTAAATTTACCATGGTTAGTGAGTTGTTTAGGCTTTTAAGCATGTCGCATTCCTTTTGAAGAAATTTCCATTTTAACGAACTATCTTCAAGGTCAATGATAGATTCATTCATTGAGTTAATTAAATCGCTCCTATGCTTGTTATTTAGCATAATATCGGCTAAAGACAACTGTATTTTAAGTTTAGTTTTTAAAATATTGTTGTAACCTGTTAATTTTTGTAAATCGTCCATGTTAAAAAGGTGCTTCAATTAGTGGTTTAAAATCGTTTATTTCCATTCCTATTTTATTAAAATCAGCTTTTGGTATTTCTTGAGGTTGTTCTTTAAATATATTTGTTTGAACATTTTTAGGTCTTTTGATAATATCAATCCCTCCACATTTAAAACCAAATCCAAAGTTATAATCAAAAAATATCGGTTTTTCATTCAATGTTTGTCTACCTCCTGTATCTGTATCTTTTATTTTTTTTACTTCAACAAGTGTTGTAAATCTCAAAGTTTCGTGTCCATTAAATCTGTGAATAATTATAAAATCATCAGCTTTATTTGAAAATGGTTTTCCTCCTTCAATATCATCTTTAAAC